TCCTAGAACGTTATTAACTAGTTCTAGCCCGGATTGAGTTAAGTTTTGTATACTAGCAAGTACTTTACTATAAGGGTTTGAGTTAAGTTCAATAGCTTTAAACTTACGCTCACCTTCCTCTAGCACTGCATTAGTAAATGCTTGTTGCTTTTCAAACGTAGTTAGGCTTGTAACTGTTTTACCAATTTTTTCTGCGTATGCTTGCTGAGCTGGTATCATACGGGTCATAATACCTAGTTCGTCTAAAAGTTCCGGCTGGCTTTTAATAATACCTTTAGTTAGACGTTCCATAGAATCAGGCAAATCTCTACCTAGTGCTAAGGAAGCTTGTTGTGCTACTTTAGCCATTCTAAGCATTTGAGTATTACTCATACCACCAGCTGCAGCCATAGCCGTAGATGTAGCTGCCTGTGACATTGACATAGCTCCTTGAGTAACCTTAACCATCTGTTTAGCCATACTACCTAAGTTTCTACCAGTAGCAGCCCCTAGTTGGTCCAACCCAGCAATCAAATTAGTAGTATCCATTGCCTTACTTAAAGCAGTAAAAGCGGCGCCTACTGCAAATATATTAGCAGCGAATGTAGCGTAGACGTGAACAAGTCCGCCCAAACCAGATGCTTGTGCGGCAAAATCGCTAGATGCAGAGCCTGTTCCCGCTCCTGCTCCAACACTACGATAACTCTTTGATTCCCCTACTACAGGATTTGATGCCGACCCTTTAGGTCTGGCGCTATTAATAGCAGCAGCACCTGGAATTACAGTTGCCTGACTAAGAGCAGAGGCAGGCATTTTTATAGTATTAACAGCCTTAGCGCCTTGCTCTAAGTCTGTTCTAAACCCTTTAGCAGCATTAGCCGCTTTATCTAGGTTATCTACTTTAACTACAGCGCGTATATTAGTAATTGTATCAGCCATGTTTTCTCCTATATGTCAGCACAGAAAAAATGCTGTCATTAATTTTATCTACTCCATTATAGCACTATACGATAGACCTGTCAAGGTGTAAATTTACAGACCAATAAAAAGCCCCTATTATTTCTAATAGGGGCTTTTACTATTTCTTAGTAGGCTTTGGCTTTTTATCGCTAATTACTTTAGACCTATGCTTATCTATAATATCAACTAACTCTAGCATAGTCTTGTGATCTTCCGCCGGTACTTCTAGTATTATAAACATATCTAGGATCCCTTCAAAGTGCTTACCCATGTAGGTACCGCTCATTCCGTCCCAGTCGTCTCGAAGTTTACTGTATATACTAAAGGCTTGTTGCACTTCGGTATGTAAATCCTCATACTCAACAGGAATTTCTTCTTCTAGGGGTTCGGATCCTAGTGTATCACACATTTCCAAATAAGCATCTTTGGTCATACCAAGTTCGCTATTTTGAAAATATAGTGATAATTGTCTATTTACTTCGACGTACTGGCTTTCGTGAAATTTGAAAGGTCTGTAACCGTGTCACTAATAAAGCCATCAAAATTAGCAGAATTCTGCATTAAGAATAGCGCATTGTCTTGGTTGTACTCAAGTTCTGTTGCAAGGTCTTGCCCAGTTAAATCTACGGGGGCTAGCTGGTCTAAGTAGGCTAAAGTAAGCCCTTTCCACCCCTTAATACAGGCATTTACATACAACTGTAAGAATAACTTATCATCAAGTTCTTCTACAGGCTGTCTATTTTTAAAAGTAGTCTTAGTAGCTTTTTTACGAATGTTAACTAGAGTTTCCCTTGCAAGAAATACTACGTCAATCATAAATCCTGGCATACCAGGATATTCAATCTCAACTGCTTTACTTGGCACTAATAGAGATTTAAGGCTAGATACTTTTGTTGTTTCTGTCATTTTGTGTTCCTTTAATTGTTATAACACTAGATAAAAAGGAGCAGTGGTGATCAGGCCACTACTCGGAGGTAATAATTTACCTAAAAATTATGCTGCTGGTGCAAAGTAACGAACACGTAATTCGTTAGTATTCTCAATATCGTACTGTGATGTAGCTGTACGAACGTATGCAGAAGCCTGAGCAGTAAAGTTAATGGTAGTAGACATAACTGCTTGAGCGTCAATAGTAGGAATTTGCAACATAGCAGCATCCATTAGTAGCTCTACACGAGTAGCATTGTTTGAACCGCCTACTTCAATTTGTAGTAGATACTTAGGATCTACAGTAGTAGTAGACGCGGCTAACATATCCTGTAACAGTTTAGCAGTACTATTTGGAACTAAACTACTACCAGTACGTAGGTAGGCGTTAATTGATCCGGATACCGCACGTGTACCTGTAAAGTATCCGATAGCGTTATTAACAATACCTAAGTTAGCAGGTGTAATATATGTAATGTTATTAGCAATGCTAAGGCTACCACCAGTAAGAGCTAAAGTATACGTAGTGCCGTCAACTCCACCAATATTAGATTTAAGCTTAACAGTAGAAAGCTTGTTAGTAATATAGTTAGCAGCAGTATTTTTTGCAGCTGCAGTACCAGTAGCATTTCCTGCTCCACTGAATACTCCGGGATTAGCTGGAGATACTACAGCAGTATTTGGAAGAGCTCTAAGTGTAGTAGCTTTACCAGTCCAAGCAATAGTAGCAATACCATCTAAACCGAAATCAATAGTAGCACCATCCATAGCACAGTTATCAATAGCATACATAGTTGAATCAACTACGAAATACATACCAAACTTTTGTAGTTGGTTTCTATCTGAAAGTGCAGAGGTTAACTGACTAAACGCTACTGGGACTGCAGTATCTGTAGCATCTGCTAAATTACTTGTCCAAGCTGAGTTCCAGAACTTAATGTCAGTATCAAAACCATCTGGTCCTGCGGCTGATGTTGGTGCAGATAAGTACTGAAAGGTACTAGATGTAGGACTTAGCGTTAGAACTTTAACAGTAGTATTAAATTCATTTGCCCCTACACCAATAGCTCCGGTAAGTGCATATGTACCACCTAATACAAGTCCTGAATATGTATGAGCCGTTCCACTTAGTGCTAAGATACCTGTTGAAGGTGCATAAGAAGCTGTAATAGTAGTACCAGCATAAGTAGCTACAGGGGTTGCTGAAATTGCTGCACTAGTAAACAATGCATTCCATAGCACAGACTCTTCTGCAGTAATTACTCCGCCTGTATTAGCTGGGCGTACATATGTAGAGAAAGAGAATTCAACGTTACCTAGACTAGTATTAAAAGAGCGCTGGCCACGAACAGGGATGTTACCCGCTTCACTTAGGGTAATAGTATCAGCGTTAGTTGCTTGTGAAAAACTAAATCCGTCTAGAACCTGGATTTCAAAAGTATTACTAGAGGTAATGGTACTACCTGAAGTAGGGATGACACCAGTATTAGCGTCTACGTTGGTTGTAAAGAAAACGCGAGAATTTCTTACCAAATTAAAAGTTGACATATTTATTTCCTTAATTTGTGTATCTAAGCATCTAAACTAGATATTTATCTGTATTTAATGCGTTGATACTTGTTATAGACTATATAGTCTACGCATGATACTGGTATCTTACCTGTACCTGTACCTCTCCTACACCATAGGGTATTAAAAGAGATTCGTCTGTTGTAATACTAGCTACTAGTATTTCCGTAGTTTCATACCCATTTACTGAGTCATACACTATTTGACGGTTATTATTAATTACTGTTTCTATATCTTCTAACAGTAATTCTAATTCTTCCTGGGGGCTATCTGCATTTTTACAGTATACCTTTATTGATATCCCGAGATAGGCCCAGGTAAACGAAGGTAGGTACTCCCTTTGCTCAGATCCAGCTGATATATATATACATGGAAAACAGTTAACCTCATCCCAAAATTTTAGAAAGGGAAAAGCCGATCCATAAAGGTTAGACTTATAAGTTCCCGTACCATCAATTTCTTTAAATTTTTCAGCTAATGCCTTAATTATACTTGTTCTTCTGGACATATTCTCCAACCTTTATGATGCTTTTTACTACCTTTTAATACTTTACACAAAGAACTTGTATCTAAGCTATACAGTCGAGAAAATTGGCTAGCGTTATCTACCGTATATATCACACCATCTGGGGATATAATACGTGGATATACTATCCCTCTTGATACAGCGGAATTCGCCTTCGAGTATCTAGTACCTTTTAATAGTACTAATTTAGTATACTTATCTGGGTATGCTTCAGCTAACCATTTATGTGTTTCACCCGAAGAAATAGCTCTTACTATATTATAAGATATACCAGTATCTTCTGATATAGTAAGTAAACTTAGGCATCTATCATCTATTAATAAATCTAGTAGTTTAATTACTAACTCATTAGAAATTTTTGAAGCGGAACACTTATCACCGTACTTAGGTTTTCTATTACCTTTTAAATTTATTAGTATATTATACTTTTCAGGGTATTCTCTTGATAACCACATATGGCTAGAGCCTCTTGAAATACCTCCAATTATACCTACTGATACCTTAGTAATATTAGATATTTCGCTAAAGGATAACTCAGTATTGATTACTAATAGGTTGAAGCATTCCTCGATTTGAGAATTGGAAAATTTAGCATTACCATTAAGTTCACCATAACTAATAGGTAATTGTTCTGCTTTATAACAAGTATTAAATCCATTGTCTACTGCGTTATATATCTCAATAGTCTCGTTTTCAAACTCATTTAAATCTGTAGTGCTACATTCTGCCAAGATTGTATACTCTGGTAATCCGAAAGTTATATACGCTTGATTCATTTTTACACTATGATTATTAGACTTTAATTCTCTAATATGTCTATTGAATCTATTCTCTATATTTTCAGACTGACCAATATACACTTTATTAGTACCATTAAAGTTTAGCTTATAAATTCCACATGTCATGCTACTTTCTCCTCGTAAAAGAAAGGCTAGACAGCATTACGAGTACTGTCAGGGCCGCTAAACCCGTTCACCTGTATTTGATTAAATTAACACAGCCCTTAATCTATTTTTAACTTTAGTAGCTGCTATCTCATGTATAGATTTTGAAATGAGCAACCTAGGGTCTCTTGATTTTGGAGATCCTTGTGCGTATCCAGGTTGAAACGTCTGGTAAGGGTATTTCATGTACGAGTAAAAAGCTGTAATAGCTCCTGCTCTTGATTGTGTAATACGCTCAACTGCTACAGTTGAAGCAAACCTACCAGTATCATAGTTAAGTATCTTACGCTGACCGCCCTGCCATGGCTCGTCTCCCATATTATTTTCAATAACTTCTTCTAACTGAGAATTAATAAGAACCTGAAGACTTGCTAGACTATAAAACTGGCCTTGCCGGTTTCTAATCTGAGGTGCAGCGGAAGCTATTCTTGCTTCACTAATATTTTCAAATTTACGCTTTAGCTGCAGTTGCGCTAATTGTGCCTGTTTTACAGTACTGTGTACTTTTTGTAAAGCAGCTTTTAGCTTGTTAGCAGCATCTTTAAGTTTAGCAGCATTCTGCTTACTACCTGGACTCTTATCTTTAGCTTTAGCTTTTACATCTACTACCTGTACAGGTTTTCCAGTAAGATTAGACGCAATTACATGAGATATATGCTCTTTTATACTTCTTGAGCTTTTTGCGTCTAATAACTCTTCTAGAAAGGTACTATTAGGTCCTGTAAATAGATCGGCTATTAACTTAGCTTCACTACTATTTTCTGGTAAATCTTTTGCTTTATTTTTAATATCTTCTGCAATTGCTGCAGTAGTCGAAAGTAGCCGCTTATACGTCTTAGTTATCTGGTTCTCTTTTTCTTCTATAGCTTTAGCTGTAAGTTTTTTACCTTTTTTCTCAAAAAAAGCTGGATCGCCATAAGGAACGTCACATTTCTCAATAATGTCTAGCAGATCACTTAGTGCTTTGCCTGCATTAGTAGTAGCTATACCTGAACTCGCATTAGCACGACTAAGTTGAATCTCTACTAAAGTATGTATCCCTAAACTGCCCATATGTTTATATATAGAGGCTAATAAAGTCTCATCATGCCGCATATACGAAGAGTATACATCCCCTAGGTGAATCATACTAACCATTGCTTCTAGCTGTCTACTTAGAGTTGCTTTAGCAGCTGTATACTCGGGGGATTCGCCTATCATCTGAGCTGTAGCGTCATACTTTACAGTATTAAGTCCTGGTATAACTGCTTCCAAAGTACTAGGTAAGTCTTTTAACGAAAAAGCTCTTTCTAATCTAAGGCCTAGAATTGCTTTTAAGTGACCACCATCTACTGCGCTAATATTAGCTTTAACTGCTTGTACAATTTCTTTTGATAGCCCGCCAAAGGTACCATTACTGCTTATTCTAACACTAGCAACTTCGTCTTTCCAGAGTTTGCTAACATCAGATACCCCTATGTTTTCTACAATAAGGTTATCAGGGGACTGAAAAAATTCTAGTGAGGTTGTGCTACTTTTTGGAACATAGGGGGTAGGCGTATTTACAACTGTAGCACCTTCTAAATTTTGAACCCTTTTAACCATAGATTCGTAACTTATACTACCT